GATCCGACTGGTGGGCTGAATGTGTGCCAGCCCCTATTAGCCTCGTGAACATGCCGAGGCTTTTTTTAAACTCTAGCAAGGTAATAATCATGCCGATGAAGAAGGGTAAGAAAAAAGGCGGTAAGGGTTATGGCAAAAGACCCGCGTATTGAGCGAGCAGGAGTAGAAGGCTTTAACAAGCCCAAGAGAACACCGAATCACCCGACCAAATCTCATGTTGTAGTGGCGAAAGAAGGTGACCAGATCAAGACGATCCGTTTTGGGCAGCAGGGTGTTAGCGGCTCACCAAAGCGTGAAGGTGAAAGCAAGGCAGATGCAGCCAGAAGGGCAGCGTTTAAGGCTCGACATGCTGCAAACATAGCCAAAGGCAAACTGTCGGGCGCGTACTGGTCAAACAAAGTTAAATGGTGACAACATGCCGCTGAAAACTGGTTACGGTAAAAAGACAATAGAATCCAACATCAAGACAGAGCTTAAGGCTGGCAAGTCTCAAAAGCAGGCTGTTGCCATAGCAATAAGTGCTGCCGAGAAGGCTAGACGCAAAAAGAAGTAACTGTGATAAGATAAGTTGTATCGCTCCCTGTGGGGGCATGACCTTATGGCTGGGGGCTAAAAGGTGAGCAGACCTTCTGAATACAATCCTAAATATTGCGCTATTGCCAAAAAAATGTGCGAACTTGGCGCAATAGACAAAGACATTGCACAGGCTCTTGGCGTAACAGAGCAAACAATCAATAACTGGAAAGTGGCAAACCCTGAGTTTTTTGAGTCCCTAAAGATTGGCAAATCTCAGGTGGACGAAAGGGTCAAGCAATCACTAGTACACAGAGCAATGGGCTACACACACACCGAAGATGATATCCGCATCATAAACGGTGAAATTGTTATAACCCAGACTGTCAAACATTACCCGCCAGACACAACCGCTTGCATTTTTTGGCTCAAGAACAGAATGCCAGACGAGTTTAGAACAAACCCAGATGTCGGCAATGACGAGATTTTAAGCAAATCAATTGAGATAGTCCGTGCGACTAAGCCTGTCTGAACCTCAGGAAGAGTTTGTTTTCTGCGAACAGCCTTATCCAGCTATGGTGGCCGGACTTGGCGCAGGAAAAACACAAGCTGGCATAGTCAGAAACCTGCTTAAGATGCTGCAAACCCCAGGCATCGACACAGCCTACTACATGCCGACCTACGACCTCCTGAAACTGAGAGCAATGCCAGGCGCACAAAAAATTATTTCAGAGCTTGGCCTTAAGCACACAATCAACAATTCCAGTTACACGATAAAGATCAAAGGCTACGGCAAGATGATCTTCCGCAGCTATGACAAGCCAAGCAGGATCGTGGCTTATGAAGTTGCACACAGCATCGTGGACGAGCTTGACACACTGCCAAAGGACAAGGCTGAAGAAGTCTGGCGCAAGGCAGCAGAGCGCAACCGGCAGAACTGCGGCCAACAGAACACGATGGGCAACGTAACTACACCAGATCAGGGCTTCAGCGGCTTCACTTACCAGAAGTGGGTCAAAAAAGCACAAGAGGGCTACCATCTAATCAAAGCAGCAACATCATCAAATATTTACTTACCAGAAAAGTACATTGAGGATATTCGCAAAAACTACGATCCGCTGCTCGCAGAGATGTACCTTAACGGCGATTTTGTCAGTCTAAGCCAGAACAAGGTCTATCACTTCTTTGACCGGCAAAAGCATCACACAACAAGAGTTTTGACAGCAGATGACAGAGCAATCTATGTCGGACTGGATTTTAACATTGGCGGCTGCGCTGCTAACCTTTGGCTGATTGAGAACAATAAACCCGTAGCAGTTGATGAGTTTGTGGCGCACGATACCCGCGACATCTGCAACAGGCTTGATCGCTACAGGCAAGGCGGCAGGATGATAACTGTCTACCCAGACGCATCAGGCAGGGCTGGCAGAACCAATGCAAGCCAGTCTGATATTCAGATAATCGAGCAGGCTGGCTACCGTGTGGACGCTCCTAATGCAAATCCGGCAATTCGTGATAGAATTAACGCAGTCAACGCTTTGTTTGCACATGATCGCATCAGTATTAACACTGACAGATGCCCAATGCTGACAGATGCGCTTGAGTCGCAAGGCTACGATGCGAAGGGTGAACCGGAGAAATACAACGATCACCCATCCATTGATGACTACACAGATTCAATGGGTTATTTCCTGCACAGGAGATTCCCACTGGTTCGCCCAATATCACAGGCGAGGATTGCAGGCATATGATCACCAAAAACTATACCGGCGTATCAACGCCACATCCGGCTTATGAAAAGAACCTGCCTTTGTGGGATCGGTGCATTGATGCCTCAGAAGGCCAGTATAAAATCCATGAAAAAAATACTGCCTACCTGCCAAGATTGCGGTTCGAAGAGCAAAACGACTACGAGACAAGGCTGAAGAGAACTCCATTCTTTAACGCTACTTGGCGAACCATCTCTGGCCTGAAGGGTATGGTATTTCGCAAGCCAGCAAACATTGTTGCGCCAACAGGGGCAGAGCGTTTTATCAATAATGTTGATCTCGCCGGTACTCCACTGGATGTCTTTGTTCAAAGTATCTTTGAGCGTGTGCTTAAGACAGGCAGAAGTGGCATTCTTGTTGATTACCCGCCCATTGCTAACCCTGGCGGGTTTACTCTTGCTGGCGCAGAACTATTAGGTGGGCAACCTTTAATGGCTCACTATACTGAAAAAGCAATAATTAACTGGCGCACAACCCGAATTAATGGCGCGGAAGTGCTAACGCTTGTAGTTTTGCAAGAAGAAAAAGCTATGGAGCAGAACCCATATTCACACGAGATGCAGACAGTTTTCAGGGTGCTTGATTTAACGCCTGAAGGATACCGCCAACGAGTGTACCAGCGAGTTGATAATGCGGATAATCAGATTGGTGAAGATTTATATCCGTTGATGAACAATCAGCCGATGCGAAGAATACCTTTTTACTTTGCTGGTGTTGACTCCATAAGTTCCGCAGTCAGCTCACCTCCGCTGCTGGATTTAGTTGATATGAACCTAGCGCACTACATGGTCACATCTGACTATGAACACGCTTGTCACTTCTCAGGCTTACCAACTTTGTTCATCACTGGTCACAGAATGGAACAAGGTGACCCGCCTATCACATTGGGTGGAACGTCAGCAAACTGCCTGCCTGACCCGATGGCGAAGGCATTTTACGTTGAAACAACAGGCGACTTCCCTGCTCTGCGAACGAACCTCGAAGATAAGAAATCACAGATGGCAGTGCTTGGCGCAAGAATGCTTGAAGGCCAGAAGTCTAGTGTCGAATCAGCAGAAACGCAGATGACAAGGCAATCTGGCGAACAGTCACAACTGGCTGCAATGACGCAGGTCATAAACATCACAGTCACTAATGCACTGACTACGTTTTTGCGTTGGGCTGGGTTTAATGCACCTGTTGCATATACTCTTAACAACGACTTTGTGCCGGTTAGAATGTCGGCTCAGGAATTGACTGCGCTGATCGGCTCATGGCAGTCAGGTGCGATTTCTAACCAGACCTTATTTGATAACTTGCAAGATGGTGAAATCATAGCTCAAGGTGTCACTTTTGAAGTTGAGCAGGAACGGATAAACAGCCAGCGGATTGATTGATGAACAAACAATTTGATGCGGCAGTTGCGTTACAGCTGGACATTTTCAGGGCTTCTGAAGGTGTCAGCCGAGACGTAATCCGCATTCTGCGCCAGTTAGAACGTGAGCTGATTGGCAAACTTGCAGGCGAGATGACCGAGTGGGGCAGGGCAAGGGCAAACAAGCAATTAAAAGAAGCACAAGCTCTGATAGAAAAGTACTATGACCGTATCGCAATTCAGTCAATATCAGATACAGATGAGATCGCAAAGGTTGCAGCACAAGTAACCGCGTCATCCATTAGCAGAGACGCTGTTTTGCCAGCAGCAGCAGTTCTGGATAAAATAGCAACTGATGCTGTTATTCAGGGCGCGACACAAGGTGCATTTTGGGCAAAGCAGTCTGCTGATGTACAATTTAAGTTTGCAGCAGCGGTCAGGCAAGGTATCGCAGGGGCTGAGACTAACGCGCAGATCATAAACCGTGTGCGTCAGGTGATGGATGTATCACGCAGCAACGCAGCGGCACTGGTGCAGACATCGACAGCGACCATTGCCAACGATGCTCGCATGAAGGTAATGGAGGACAATGATGACATCGTCCTGCGTTATAGGGCTGTCGCAACACTTGATTCGCGCACCTGTTTAGTCTGTGCGCCATTAGATGGTAAAGAGTGGGAGAAGTCTGGCAAACCATACGGCGGTCACAGTTCGCCAATGCCAAGTTATCCGCTGCACTTTAACTGCCGGTGCTTATTGATTCCGGTAGTGCTTGATGGTGAGCCTGGTGGAACAAGAGCGTCAGAGACAGGACAGGTCAAGGCTTCACTGACATTTGAGGGCTGGCTATCACGGCAGACGCAAGATCGTCAAGATGATATACTTGGCAAAGGTCGCGCAGAGATGTATCGTAAAGGTGAGATAACGCTGAACGATTTAGTCAATGGTCGAGGCAGGCCATTAACGATTGCACAGCTTAAAGAGAGAAACAATTAAGGCCAGAGGCCATGACCAGGGGTCAAACGATGGAAATAACACCAGAAATAAAAGCAATAGTTGACGAGGCGGTTGCTACTGCTACTGAAGGGCTAAAAAATCACAACAAGCAACTGTTGGCAGATTTAAAGCGAAATGAAAGAAACGGCAAGTCCGTTGATCCAGCAGAGGTTGAGCGTTTAGAGGCTGCGCTAGAAAAGTCGCAAGCTGATAACGCAACACTGCAAAAGCAGTACAAAGATTTGTCCAAGAATTTTGAAGAGAAAAGCAATGCTCTAGACTCAGAGTCGAAATACACTCGCCAGCTTTTGATACAAAACGGCCTAACAGCAGAGCTGTCTAAGGCTGGAGTGACAAACCCAACACACCTAAAAGCAGTACAGGCGATGTTGAAGGAAAATGTGCAAATCGTTGTTGAAGGTGATGCGCGAATTGCAAAGATCGGTGATAAAGCCCTTTCAGACTTTGTGAAGGAATGGGCAGCGGGTGACGAAGGCAAGCATTTTGTCCAAGCTCCTGCAAACTCTGGTGGTGGAGCCACTGGTGGAAATGGCGGCGGGGCTGCCTCGATAAAAGGCAGAATTGATGGCTCACCTGTTGAACGAGCAGCATATTTCGCCACAAAATTCCCTGACTTAACGCCATAACCTAAGAGGTAATTATCATGGCTCTAACCAACATGAAAGTGTTTAACGAGTACGTCCGTGAAGCAACAATTGAAACTGTTGCACAAATGGTCGAGAAATTTAACGCAGCCAGCAACGGCGGCATTCAGTTGTCTACGCAAGGTTTTGACGGCGACTTCTTCCTGAAGTCAATGTTCTCCAGCCTGCACAGCGCACAACGCCGAGTTGATCGCTACGCCACCAACACCAGCGCATCAAGCACTCAGCTTGCACAGCTTGAGCATGTGACTGCAAAGGTTGCCGGCGGTTTTGGTCCAATTGAGTGGGAACCTTCACAACTGCGTTGGGTCGGTGATAACCCGACTATTGCTGTTGAAGTTATCTCTCGCAACATGGCAGAAGCAATGCTGCGTGACATGCTGAACGCTGGTATTGCATCAGCAATCGCTGCAATGGAGAACCTCGGAGCAACGGTCACGAATGACATCGGCACTGGCCGTGATCTGACCTACAACGACATCAACAACTCACACGCACTGTTTGGCGATTCCAGCCAGTTGCTGGTTTGTGATGTGATGGACGGCGTGATGTATCACAAGCTGATCGGTCAGAACCTGACTAACGGCGCAGAGCTTTTCCAAGCTGGCACTGTGACTGTTGTCGAGATTCTGGGCAAGCGTATCGTTGTGACTGACGCTCCTGCACTGCGTGAGACTCCTGCAACTTCCACCAATGACATTAAGATTCTGTCACTGGCACAAAGCGGCATTGTAGTACACGATGCTGGCGACCTTATCACTAACGTAGAAACCAGCAACGGCAGTCAGCGCATCAAGACTACCATGCAGGCTGATTACACGTTTGGTCTGGGTCTGAAGGGCTACGCTTGGAGCAAGTCTGTTGCATCACCGACTGATGCAGAGCTTGGCACTGGCAGCAACTGGACTAAGATCGCTACCAGCGTGAAGCACACTGCTGGCGTGTTGACTCTGGGTCAGGCTGCTTAATTGTGACTCCAGCGGAGTATTGGGCTAGCAATCAAAAGTTGCAGCACATTACTCCGCTGGGCGAACGATTCCCCGAAGTAAATCTGTTTCCTGCATTACAAAAAGCAATCAAAGGTTCTGTTTTCGAATACGGTTGCGGCGATGGTCGGCTTGCGCCAGCTTTTAACCCTGATCAGTATGTTGGCTACGACATCAACTATTTTGCAATCAAAGCAGCACGACTAAACAACCCGGCTTATCAATATACCGATGCTCATGCCATAGGCTACATCTATCATGCCTATACGTTTCTTGCGTACACTGTCTTGCTACATGTGCCTGACTACGAAATAGAAAACGTGATCAGTTTGGCAAAGCAATACAAGCGAATAGTGATTGGCGAAATTATGGGCAGGCAATGGCGAAGGCCAGGCAACCCGCCTGTGTTTAATCGTGAGCTTTCAGAATACGCAGACATGATCCAAAGACCCTATGAGGTTATCAACGTACAATATCCGCGCTACGGCTGCGACCTGACGCTGGCGGTGTTTGATGAATCTTTGCGTTCTTAAAAGCGGTGGCGACTTTAACCCAGAGCATGTGCGGCGACTTGCCAGCATGGTTCCTGACCTATTCTGCATATCCGATGTGTTCATACATGGTGTGCCTGTCATCCCGATGCGCTACAACTGGCCGTCATGGTGGTGCAAGATGGAAATGTTTAGGCCAGATATCGAGGGTAACATTTTCTATTTTGACCTTGATACAACGGTTATCCAGATGCCTGCAATACCAAAAGGCGATTGTGTGCTGACTGACTTTGGCAACCCTGATGTTATCGGTTCCGGCTTAATGTACCTGACGGAGCAAACAAGATTTAAAATTTGGGATCACTGGATTAAATCACCAGGAAAGCACATCGGCATAAATATAACGCTCGGTGATCAGGGCTATTTGAACCAGCACCTGCACACAGCAAAACGATGGCAGCGCATTGCAAAGGTGTACAGCTATAAACGTCATGGCAGGCCAGCAGATGCTCAAGTAATCTGCTTTCACGGCAAACCTAGACCGTGGGATATAGAAAATGCACTTTGAACCAACTGCTCCACTGGCTGACCTGATTATGCGTCATGCTGGGAAAAGAATCTGCGTGATGGGTGGCGGGAAAACTCTGCAATCGGATATTGAAGGCATCGAGGCAGACATCTGGATCAGCGTCAACAATCACGGGGCAAAGCTAAAGCCTGTTGATTACATTGTTTGCATGGACAACATCCACACAGCAAACAAGCGCGAAATGCGTTATTTCTTAAGGCAGTTCTCTGATGCGCCGGTAATATCACCGTGGCACTGGGGTCAGTACCAGATGCATAAGTGGCCTGGTTATCCGAGAATGTTTAATTCTGGAGTCATGGCAGTCTGGGTGGCGTACCTAATGGGGGCGCATCCTGTTATAATGGCAGGGTATGATTGCTACGGTGGCGATAAAAAGATCATTGATATGCACAGATTCTTTGTGCCAGAGGTGCGTTGTCAGGTTCGTGTTGCCTCTGGGGCATTGATTGGAATGTATCCAAAGCACGAAATAACAGAGAATTTTGATAAATTTGCAATTCCTGAGATACTAGGTGACGCAAGAGATGGCTGCGTTAAGGTTAGAGTTAAATCACTATTCACTTATCGCGGCTGTGAATGGCCTATTGGAACAATACTGACGTTGCCAGAGTTTGAAGTGCGGCGGCAGATAAAGCATAAATCACTGGAGATTGTACCTGATGAAAAAACCGACAAAGCGTAAAACAGCAGACGTTGTTGAGCAGGTAGAGCAGCCATCAGGTGATGCTGTCATGCTTAAAGTTGTGCGGCCTGTTGATGGCAAAGAAGTGGGCGAAACATTTACTGGCAGGCTAAACGACTACCGTTTGCAAATCAAACATGGGTCGATTGAGGTGATCTGATGGCCGTTCCTGTCAACAGCGTTTTACCAGTAATCAGCGGCACAGTTGAGGTCGGTTACACACTGACGGCAACTACCGGCACTTGGTCGCCGACACCAACGAGCTTTGCTTTCCAGTGGCAGCGAGTCAACGACAGCATTGTTGATATTGCAGGCGCAACTAACAACCAATACATCATCACTGCCAACGACACAGGTTATACGCTCAGGGTTCGGGTTATCGCTACCAACAACAGCGGGGACTCATTGCCAGCCATTAGTGCAGAGACAGTAACGATACCTGATGACTGGTTTATTGTTGAGGACGGTACTGCAAAGGCTGATGCTGTCAGCTATGCAACAATCAACTATGCTAACGATTACCATGCGAGACGCGGCAATCAGGTCTGGGGTAATTTGAGCATAGGCGAGAAAAAAGCAGCAATGGTCAAATCTGCTGAGTACCTGGTTGAAAAGTACCGCATGAGATGGAAGGGCGAACGGGTAAGCACTACGCAGTCACTCGACTGGCCGAGAAACTGGGTAGAGTATGCTGACTACCAGTTTATAACCCGCAACGGCGCACAGGTGATTGGCGGGTTTCTTTACTACCCAGCTAATGAAGTGCCAGAAGAAGTCAAAGCTGCACAGGCTGAACTTGCATACGCAACGCTGACAGGTGTGCTGTACGGTGAGCAAGGTCAAGTTGTTAAGCGGCAGAAGGTTGATGTGCTGGAAGTTGAATATGATCAATATAGTTTTCAGGGTCGCAGATTCCCTGCCGTGGATGGTCGGCTGGCTCCTTTGCTGGGCAATGTTCGTAATCAGGTAGTGCGAAAATGAGCTTTGACTATGTTGCCTTACAGGCGGTATCGACAAGCCTGCTGACTCAGGCGGGGCAGTCTGTCACGCGCACAGTAGTGACTGTTGGCGCGTATGATCCGGCAACTGGTACGTCAACAACAACAACATCAACCAGCACAAGAAAAGGCGCACTGCTTAATTATAGCAAGACATCAGAGCAATACATTCGCGGCAATCTTGTGGAAATTAATGACAGGAAACTATTGCTCGATGCAACAGCGGCAGTTGCACTGACTGACATCTACACAATTCAGGGTGAGCAGTATACGGTTGTTTCCATTAAGCCAACCAACCCAGCTGGCACAGATGTGCTGTTTGAGTTGCATGTGAGGCTGTCGTGAGTTTTGCCTCCGATATGTCAAAGTGGTGTAAGCAGACAATGCCGCAGACAATGGAAAAGGTTGTGCGTCGAGTTGTTGTTGAGGTGGCTAACAGGGCAATCTTTAATTCGCCAGTCGGTGACCCGTCATACTGGATCAACCCGCCACCACCTGGTTACGCTGGCGGTCAGTTTAGAAGAAACTGGGTGTACGGCTTTAACTCGCCACCAGTGGGCTACATAAATGATATTGACCCATCAGGGCAAAAGACTCTTGCTGCTATAATCAGTTCGGCACATGGCAAGGCTGGTGTGCATTACATTGCTAATAATGTTCCTTATGCCCAGCGAATTGAAAACGGTTGGTCAAGGCAAGCACCACAAGGCATTGTTGGCAGGATTGAACTTGAGTTACCTGAGATATTCACAAGGGCGGTGGCACAGGCATGAGTACGGTATCTATTCGCGCAGCACTGGAGGCAAGGCTTAACGGCATTACGCCAGCACTTGCTACGGCGTTTGAAAACGCGCCATTTAAGCCGCCTGCTGCAACTGTTCCGTATCAAATATGCAATGTGTTATTTGCCAGACCTGACAACACAGAAATCGGCAGGTCACATCAGGAATTGGGCTACATGCAAGTGCGATTGATGTACCCAATGAACACAGGATCGTCAGCGGCGATGACCAGAGCAGAGCTTATACGCACGAACTTTGAAAGAGCGTCAACCGTTAGCAGTGGCGGGGTCACTGTCAACATAACCGAAACGCCGGAGATAGAAACAACCGGCATCGAAGACAACCGTTATACTGTGCTGGTGAAAATCAGATTCAGATCATTTATCCCAACGTGAGGTAAGCCATCATGGCGATTGCTCAAAAAATTGCTAAACGCACCACCATCCGCAAACAGACTGGGCTTGGCGTACCAGGCTCTGCAACTGGTCAAGTTCTGCGGCGAACGTCCAGTATCTTTACCGCAAGCCGTGATATGTACGGCAGCAACGAGATTCGCTCTGACCACCAGTCAAGCGGTCAAAACTACGGCCTTAAGTCAGCAGCAGGCACAATCAACGGTGAGCTTTCCTCGGCAACCTACCAGATACTCGTTGAAGCAATGCTTGAATCGGCATTTGCTGCCACAACGCCCTATGCTGCTGGCACTGATGTAACTCCTGCATCCGCTGGCACATTTACTGATGCTTCTGGCGGCTACCTGACTGCTGGTCTGAAGATTGGTGATGTCGGCAGATGGACAGGCTTCACATCAACGGCAGCAGCAAACAATGCTAAGAACTTCCTGATCACTGGCCTTACTGCAACCGTGATGACTGGTGTGTTTCTGAATGGTGATGCCATTGTCAGTGCATCAGCAGGCGACTCTGTTACCTTCACACTGCCAGGCAAGAAAGCAAAACCGCCACTAACTGGTCACACAAAGGACTATTTGCAGGTTGAGGAATTTTACTCAGACCTGACTGACTCCGACCTGTTCAGCGACATGATTGTTTCTGGCCTCACGTTTGATCTGCCTGCAAGCGGCAACGCAACAATGTCAGCTACACTGGCTGGATTGTCTCGCGCACTGTCTGGCTCACAGGTAATGACCAGCCCAACTGCTGAAACGCAGACTGGCATCATTGCATCCATCAATGGTCGTATTTTCATCAACGGCACTGCAATTCCTGTGACTGCTGTGAATATACAGATTGCTAATGGTGCAGCACCAACAGGCGCAGAGATCGGCAGCAACGAGTCTGGTGATGTGTTTCGTAATCAGATCGTAGTGACTGGTCAGTTTATGGCGATGCTGCGTGATCAAACCCTTTCTGCGCTTTATGATGCAGAAACTGAAATCAGCCTGATTGTTGCTGCTGCTGCTGATGAGACTGACGCTGCTGACTTTATGGGCTTCTCAATACCGAAAATCCGAATCACTGGTGACTCACCAGATGATGGCGATGCAATTATGCGTACTTATCCTTTTAGTGCGCGACTGAACGTAGACGGCGGTGCTGCTTTGGCCTTTGACGAAACAACAATCACAATCCAAGACAGTGCTGTTGCTTAACCGAGTACCTGCCGTCCTGCCAACTAGTCCTCGCGGACTAGCGGCAGGGCGGTAAGGGCATTAAACCAAACCGCGAGGATATACGAATGAACAAGAAAGCGATGAGCTTGGATCAGTTTGATCTCGGCACAAAATCAAATGAGGGTGTTGATGTTGAGCTAAAGAACCCTGTCAACGGTCAGGGGCTTGGCATCTTTATCACTGTTGTTGGCCGTTACTCTGAAAGATACCAAGCTGCTGTTCGCGAGGTATCGAACCAGTCAATTAAGGTTGCGGCTAACAAAAAAGAAAAAATGGATATTGTTACCGAAGCAAACGAACGAGGCACACAGCTTCTGGCTCGTTCTACTTTGGGCTGGCGCACTGATGATTCACGGACAATATTCTTTCACGGCAAAGATCAGCAGTTTTCTTTTGATGCTGCAATTGAGCTTTACAAGTCTGTCAGCTTACCGTGGGTAAAAGAGCAGGTTGATGCTGCGGTACATAGCAACGCAAATTTTATGATGCCCTGATTGCAGGGCTTGTAAATTATGCACGATCAGAAATAACGCTGGCGACACCACAAGAAGATGGCATTGCACTGCGGGTACACTTAGAGAGCATCAAGCGTCAAACAGGCATTATCCCAGATCAACTTGCTGATGCAGTACCAGCACCAGATTATGGACTACATGTTTGGGATTATTATTGTCAAATACGCAGTCTGATAGATTCTAAAACCCGCAAAGCAATGACGGCTCAAGATGTACAGGATTTCTGTTGGTTTTATGCGATACAATTAGAGCTATGGGAGCGCATTGCTCTTAGGCGAATAGACTTAGTATTTATGGGGGCTGATAGTGACTGACGTTACTTTACGAATTAAGGTCGATAGCTCCGAAGTCGATAAAGGTCGCAAATCGCTGGATGGCCTTGCTGCGTCCAGCGATGATGCCGACAAGTCTACCGATAAACTCACCAAAACCACTGGCGGCTTAACAAGTGCTGCAAAGGCTGCTGGCGCGGCAATAGTTGCGCTGGGCGGCTCAATGGTTGTTCGGCAGGCTATCGAATACGCTGACGCATGGCAAAACGCAACCAACCAGCTTAAGACTGTGCAGGGTGCGACAGAAAACCTTTCTACAACCCAAGCAGTATTGATGCGAGTTGCTAACGACTCACGCGCTAGTTTTGAGGCTACGGCTGGACTGTACACAAGGCTGTCACGCGCAACGGCCAACCTAAATCTAGATCAGGCTGAGTTAATCGACCTCACAGATACCATCAACAAATCATTTGCGGTTTCTGGTGCAAGCGCACAGGAAGCATCAAACGCGATTACACAGTTATCACAAGGCTTGGCGGCAGGCGCACTGCGCGGCGATGAATTTAACTCAGTATCAGAGCAATCACCGATACTGATGCAGGCCATTGCTGACAGTTTGCGGATGACCCGTGGTGAACTGCGAGACTTTGCGGCAGAAGGCGGCATTACTGCTGAGATTGTTGTTACAGCATTGCAGCAAGCCTCTGGCGAGATTGATGCGA